CCATCACGCCAGCGCCAAGCGGCGCCCGTCTTCATCTCTAAAACTCCGATCGGCTTATCCATTTTTCTTTGCCTCATAAATAAGGCCGTCGGCAGTCGCGCAGCATCGATCATTGATAACCTTGGTTGGGGCGTCTTTTATTTCGTAGCCGGTTGACCACTTTACAAATTCAAGAATTGCGCCTTCAGACCAAGTGCCATGCCGCTGCGCTTCGGTAGTGGTGCGCTCTGGCGCCATGCCTAGAAGCCTTTGGGCGACATTAAAGCGCGTTCCCCACATCGTCGGCACATGGCCGGTTAGCTTGGCGAACTCGGAGCCGCTAACTCTGCCTTTGCGGATTGCGTGGTTGTCTGCGTCGAGGGTTGTCGGTTCAGCGATGCCGAGTTCAGCACGTTGCCCATCTGTAAGTTGGCGAAAATATTTCATTTTCACAGCGCCGAGACAAATGTGATAAAGATAGCGCTACCTATGACTGCGCCTAGGGCCGCGTGTAGGATAAAAGCCTTAATTTCGTCTATGCGCTCTTGCTTTGTCGAAAATATTGCGCGGTTTGCAGATATCAAAGCTTTTTGGTTTGGATCTAAGGTCATCGTGGTTCTCCTGACCGTTATTTAAACCCACATTTGATATTTGTCAAGAAATATTGATCGTTAAATACTCAAAATATTTAGCCGCCGTGCTTTATCTTTTCTTAACTCCCCTGCGGGCGCGGATGAAGTCGTGCCAGGCGGCGGTGGTTGGGCGCTCGTTGTCTTTGTACCATGCCCATCCGCCAAGCTCGGATCTTTCCTGTTGCGACAAATCAAGCGCGGCGGCGAGTGGTGTTTTGAGAAAGCAAGCAGCACAATCTTTTCTCCGCTTTATGCTGCAACAATCCATCGAGCCGGTTACTGAATCGAGGTTGCACAGGCTCGGATCTTTAAGGGCTTTGGCGATTGCGAATAACACGCTTGCGCCGATGTCGCTAAGCTTGCCCGCTTCGATTTGTGAAATAGTGCCCTGCGTGATCCCCGTAAGCGCGGCGAGATCGTCTTGCCGTAAGCCCCGCCTGATGCGGCTTTGCCTGATGCGGTCAAAGATTTCGGGAGGTAGCGACGTCTTTTTTCTCATATTGATCACCTAATACAATTGACACCGTGCCGGTTTATGCGTATTGATCGATCAATAACTGAAGAGTCCGGGGCGTCACTGTATTCTACACCCGCCGGCACACTTCGGCAACGCATGAAAGGCCCAATAAATGCAAACACCTATTAAATTTGTACCAATTTTGACGAACATCACCGAAAACATTAAATTTATTGAATTGGCCGACGATCTTGGTGTCAGTCAGCACGAGGCGATCGGGCTCTGGGTTGCGTTTCTTGCGTTCGTCGCTAGAAATCATCTCGACGGCCGGGTTAATGCGCCAGAATCCCACATTTTAAGTTGCATGAACATTGGAACGGGAAAAAAAGACCGCCATGTTAGAGCCGTTTTCTTTAAAACCTTGGTCGATTTGGGACTCATTTGCGCACAAAAAAATGATTTTGACGGCCAAAATGAACCTATTTTTTACGAAAAAGTGAAAAAATTCGGCAAAAAGTTGGAGAAAAAGACCCCGTTTTTACGTTTTGAGGTAAAAAAGTGGCAAGAATTTGCCGGAAAAATCCAAAAAAGTAGAGAAAAATGGAAAAAAAGCAAGCAAAATCAACGGTCGGATGAAAATGTCCCCGATTTGTCCACCGAGGACGTCCACAAACAAGTAAAGAAAAGTAAAGAAAAGAAAAGTAAAGAAAAGAAAAGCGTTTCGCCGGAAGCTCGGCCTAACGGCCTCCCTCCCGATCCCGCCGATCAGATATTTGCTCACTGGCAGACCTATCACCCAACGAAACACGCAACCACCAAACGGGTCGACGCAATTCGCAAGGTTCTTCCTGAAATTAGCAATGAGGGGGGTGCCGGCCCCGTCGAAACCATCAAAAAAGCGATTGACGGCTACCATATAAGCCCGTTTCATCTCGGCGAAAATGTAGAGGGCAAGCAATGGCTGGATCTTACGCTGATTTGCCGGGGCAGGGATCAAGTTTTAGCCGGCTTAGAGCTTTTTAATGAACACGCCCCAAAACCCCCGCCAAAGCTCAGGCCCGAGAAAATCATTCGGGAAAAGTTGAACGCTTTTGGCGTAGATTACGGCCTAGGGCGTCCTCACCCGGCAGAATTTCAAGCGCTGCTTAAGATCGATCCCACCGTCGAGGAACTGCAACAGGTTGCCAAGAAAATCCCACCACGAACCCCCGAAAGCACTTGGACAGCCTATTGCCGCGAGCTTTGCCAGATTAGGAGCGCAGCATGATCCACTTTTCAAAAGCCGCAGAGCGTAGCGTGCTTCAATCAATCTTTTGTGATCCTGAAAAATCAATTGAAGCTCTTGAAACGATAACCGCCGATGATTTTCACACCCCAAAGCATCAAAAGATTTTTAGAGCGATGCTCGAGCTCAACAGCGAAGGCGAGGCAATTGAATCTATCGCGGTTTGCGAAAAGCTAAATAATGGAAAGCTGAAGCTTGATGAATATGTGTTAGGGCTTGAAGCCGACGCCGTAACGGCCGAAAACGTAGACACGCATACGGGCGTAGTTAAGCGCGAATCGCTCAAGCGCTCAATCGTCGCAGCGTGCCGCGAAGCGGTCGAGGATATCCGAGCCGGCGAAATCGATCCCGACGAAATAAGCGACGGTTTGGCTGTGCAGCTTTCAACGCTCACTAACCCGCAATCATCAAACGCCTTGAGCGTTGGCGAGACAATCGGCGACACGATCAAGGGCATCGAAGAGCGATCAATGATCACAGGCTGCGTAGGTGTGCCTACTGGCCTTTATTCCGTGGACAAGGTGCTAGGTGGTTTTCGTCCGGGCGAACTCTCCGTTATTGCTGCTCGACCCGGCGCAGGTAAGACAGCCTTTGCTTTAACGCTTGCTAAAAACGCATCGCTAATAACGAAGAAAGCGACGTTGTTTTTCTCGCTCGAAATGCCACGAGATCAGCTTAACCAGCGCTTAATCTCTGCGCAAAAGAGAATCAACTCTTACCGCTTGCGCGATGGCAACATTAAAGATCAGCAAACCGGGGTTGATCACTGGAAAGACATCGCAGAAGCAGGGCAAGAGCTTAGCCGAATTCCCTTGATTGTGGATGACGGCGGTACTCAAACCGCGCAAAGCGTTAAGCGCACGGCTCGACAAGTAGCACGACGCGCAGACCTTGGGTTAATCGTGATCGATTATCTGCAATTGATGACGGGCAAAGGCAATTCGATCAATCACAGGGAACGCGAGATCGCAGACATAAGCCGCAGCCTGAAGAGCCTAAGCCGTGAACTAGGCGTTCCAATCGTGGCCCTTAGTCAGTTAAATCGCATGACAGAGAACAGACCCGATAAGCGGCCATTGCTCGGTGATCTGCGCGAGTCAGGCGCTATAGAGCAGGACGCCGATCAGGTTGTGATGCTTTACCGTGATGCCATGTACAACGAGGACAGCGATGCGCAAGATCAGTGCGAGATTTTAATAAGAAAAAACAGGCACGGTGCCTGTAAAACAATAAGCGTATATTTCCAGCCGGAATTTGCGCTTTTTCAGGATATTTAAAAATGAGTGACAATAGTGATAGATATAATAATAGACATGAAAACAACCAACTTGCAGCGTTCGATCCCGGTGATCCCGGCGATATCGGCATAACCGCAACGCGCTGCCGGGCCATCGTTGACGCGGTAAGCGCAGCCGTTGAAGAGTTAGAAGCAGAGCGAGAGATCCTAGTTGAGCGGGCCGACGCAATTGATTGGCGTCTTTCTATCTCAGAAAAAATAATCGAAAGGCTGCATGAGTTCGATCGAGTAGCATCAAACAGCGAGGAGCTAACACACACTCACCAGCAAGATATTCTTTTCGGTGAGGGCTTAGCTTTTCTTTTCAATAAGACGGCGAACAAGTGAAAGGGGTAATTCATGACCTGGCTTTATGTGCAGGAATTGGCGGAATCGAACTTGGACTTAAAATCGCACTCGGCGATAGAATACGAACCGTTTGTTACGTTGAGCGGGAAGCCTTCGCGGCGGCCGCTCTCGTGGCGCGGATGGAAGACAAGATCTTGGATAAAGCTCCTATCTGGGACGATCTCAAATCCTTTGATGGCAAGCCTTGGCGCGGAAAAGTGGATCTTATCACTGGCGGCTACCCATGCCAGCCCTTCAGTCAAGCAGGGAAGGGACTCGCAGCCCAAGACCCAAGACACCTTTGGCCAGAGTTCAAGCGAATCATCGGAGAAATTGGCCCGTCGCTTGTCTTCTGCGAAAATGTGCAGGGTCACGTCAAGCGAGGATTTGAAGCAGTCCTCGACGACCTTCACTCCTTGGGCTACAGCGTTACAGCGGGAGTCTTCAGCGCGTCGGAAGTCGGCGCACCGCACGAGCGAAGAAGGCTTTTCTTCTTGGCCGACCGCGACGGCGAGCGATGCAAAGGGGGGATACGGAGCAAAATGGGCGACCCCTCTAGCACGAGATTGGAAGGACGGCGCTTGCACACACTCAGCGGCCTCAACAAGAAGCAACCTTGGCCTCCAGGCCCCGAGGACAAGAGCGCTTGGCTACAAGTCCGAGAAAGAACCCCGCACCTTGAACCCGCGATTCGTCGAGTGGCTAATGGGATTCCCGATCGGGTGGACAGACTTAGAGCGCTCGGCAACGGCGTTCTTCCCTTGGTTGCGGCTCATGCGTTCGCTACTCTGGCAAATGCAGCCGGTATCCTATCCGACGACATGATCGAGCGTGCAGCATGAGCGGCGCAAGCAGTAGGCGCAAGGGCCATAACTACGAGCGTGAGTTAGCGCGAGAACTAAAGGCAGCATTCCCGCACTTGGACATCAAGCGCGGCCTAGGCCAAACCCGCGACGGCTCCGACGTTCCAGATATAGAGTTTCCGGGATACTGGATCGAAGCCAAGCGCCAAAAAAAATGCAACATCAAAGCAGCGCTAGAGCAAGCAAGAGAGGCCGCCAGCAGGTCAGGGCGCCCCGGCCCATTGGTGCCCGTCGCTATATGTAAAGACGACAGGCGGCCCGCAATCGTTGCAATGTATAAGGATGACTGGATCAGACTAAACAAACCCGAACGAATAAAACAAAATGCAAACATGGATCCTTTACATACAGAATGAAGAAGAAACCATTGACCTTAAAGCAGAACGCTTCACTAGCTACGAAGAGGCGCTCGAGCAAGCCAAGCGCATTGCACCAAGCGCGAAGCGCGGCGGCTCTTGTGTCGGCGTTCGCCGCGTTGATGTTGCGCGGCCTGAAGCTGAAGATCGGCATCGAGTCCTAGCTGAAGTCGAAGAAGAAGAAGAAGAAGAACAGGCGAGAAAGGACGGAGAGATCACAATCAAGCGGCGGAGGTTCGGCAAGGAAATCATAAAGAAGCTTATCGATCTTGAGCGAAAGAAACGACACAAGCCGACGCGGCATTGACAAACCGTCAAAAGTTTGTTAATATGTAATCGATTTAATAGAATATATTCAGAATAATGACGATAGCAGCCCCAACCCATCAAAACGCAACTACCCTTCTGTTTGGAGCATAACCCCCCGAAATTTATAGAGAATATTCTCTCTTGAGGCCAGAGCTGCGGCCTCATATTTGTGCAGCTTTTGGGGGTGCAGCGGGGCTAAGTGGTTGAAATTTAACAAAAAACAAAGAAAGCCGAGAGGAAAGGCAAAAAGAAGCGTTTTAAACGTCAAAAAATTGTCAAAACGTATGGAAGAACTAAAAACAACACTGATCGATCAGCTTGAAGAAGAATCGACCTTAAAGAACGCCGCTTACCGCAAAATCTTGGCAGAAGCAGCCGGAATCACCCGCGCAGAGCTTCACCGGCTGCATGAAAAGGGCAAACGGGATCAACTTGTGTCCGATGAGGTGCGCGTGATCCCCTCGCTAGTCTCAAATCTTCACCGACTCGTTAAAAGCCTTGGCGGCCTCGAAATTATGGACGATGAGATCGAAGACTTGCGGAACCTCTAAAGATGCCAACCTTTGAAGAGCGTAAGGCATTCGCCGAAAAGTTTTTAACGGATAGAGAGGGGCGCCCGTTCTCTTTTGAGGGTCGGCCTTGGATCGAAAACTTCTGGCGAGCGCTCGACGGCTTCAAAACTTGGCGAGCCGGCGATCGGGTTTGCAACGAATGCAAGCCGAAGCTCAACAAGGTTGTGAGCGACCCGGACGGGATCGGCGAGAAATGCACAAATGCACAATGCGACGGACTGACAGCAGAGCCTATTATTTTAAGCGCCTTGTGCTTACCCCGACAAGAAGGGAAGACTTTTAATACTGCGGCTTATGCTCTTAGCCATATGTTCTTGGAGAAAAATAAAAGCGTTGTTTACATCGCGTCGAGTGAGGAACAAGCACGCGCAATCATAGAAGACAATTTCTTTAAACCGATCAGAAATTCGCCAACGCTTCGCAAAATGTCTAAAATCGTAGGCAATAAAATAACCGTGCCATCGACGGGATCAAAGTTTGAGGCAATCAGATCCGGCCATGCTTCGGCTACAGGTAGATCAAGATCCCTCATTCTCGCAGATGAAAGCAGGGACTTGCCAGCAAGAACCCTGTTAAGCCTCGCGCCCTCGGTCTTCGCGGCACGCGGCGCAAATTGCGACGCTTGCGGCTACAGCGCGGAGGTTGAGACAGCGGCGGGATCGGTGTGCCCGGTTTGCGACGATGTGCTTGTGCCTTGGTTCGGCAGGATCTGTGCAATGTCTTCGGCGGGTATCTCCGAAGGCGGAGAAAAAGACTGGTTTCGTGAGTTGGTCGAAAAGCTAACCTTGGAGCCGGATAAAAACTGCCACGTTTTGCGATTCGACGAACGAACAAATCCAAACGAAAACACCGCAGCCACCGAAACAATCGGCCGCGTCTTTGGCTCTTTGGATTCTACAAAGCACTACGCAGAAGTAGAAGTGAATAATGTATTTGCAACAAAGGGCGAGGACTTCGTTAGCAAGGCAGAGATCGAGGCTTGCGTAGATAAGCGCCTACAAAACCGACCCGGATCAGATCGCCCCGTCGTGGGTTTTCTAGACACGTCAATCACTCACGACCTGACCAGTATCGTAATCGCCTCAAGCGATGAATCCGGCCTTGATGACTGGGACAAGCTAACCGTTGATCACATCAAAGTATGGGACCCTAAAAAAATGGCGGGCAAAGTGATCGACACCGAAGAGGTCTTTCAATATCTCGGCGACCTTCTCCCGATGTTCCCCAACCTCAAAGATTTCAGGATCGATACTCGCGGTATGCCTTGGGCGATCAAGATGACGCGAAGAATCAAAAAGGACACAACTTGGGGCAAGCGCGTTGCGGGATTCAACGGCGGCAAGCATGAGAGATCAGCGGCTTGGGCTTTGCTGGAGCAGCGCATAAAAGCAAAAACATTAAGGATCCCAAGAAACGACACTTTGATCAAGGAGATCCTTGGTGTGCGGCGCCTTGTTAATCTTAACAATGAAATAGAAGTACGCGACAGGGATCGAAAAAGAAGACATTCGGATATAAGCGACGCGCTTAGTTATTGCTGCCTATTTGCACACATGCAGCAGATAAAATCAAAAATGAGCTTGGCCGAAATGCAGCGAAAAAGCACGGCAACCTCTTTGCTTGACAGATTACGCGAGGATAGGATCGAGCGCTTTAATCCAGACAGTTTTTAAGATGGCAAAGAAGAAAAACGAAATAGGCACGGGCGCAGTTGCTAGAATACTAGGCATTCATCGAAACACTGCCCTGAATTGGGCAAAAAAGGCCGTTGCGGGCGACCATTCACGCCTAAAGCAGATCCGGCGCGATATTACGGGGCATTACTGGTTTAACCGCGAAGAAGTTCACGCGCTTAAGAGCTCCGAGCCTGATTATTTTTAAACCATTATTTTGAATATATGCACAATTGCACAAGTGGCACAAAAGGCACTGTTACAGTTGGGCGTTTAAGGGTATTATGCGATCACAATGGGAATTTTCGACTTTTTAAAAACAAAACAATTTGCCGACACCCCCGGATCGGCTTTGGCACCCACGGCCAGAGCGCGACCGCGTGGCGCCTCTGCCATCCCATCCTATAGCGGTCATCCTGAAGATTTTGAGCATAATAGCGAAGTGGCCGCCGCCAGGTGGTTAGGCTCTCCAGGTGATCCGGGCGTTGGGCAAAAGATGTATAGATCAGACGCACACATTCGCGCCAGCTTGCACTATTTGGCGAACCCTATCGTTAACGCGATTTGGGACTTCACGCCAGCAAGCGATGATCCAGTGGATCACGAAGTCGCCGATTTTTGCCGATATGCTTTCTTTGAGAATCTACCTTTCGAGAATTTTTTAAAGCAATTAGTGATCAACACTTGCCGCGACGGCTTCAGCTTGTACGAAGTGACAGACAACGCGCAGAAAATATCCGAAAGCCGATTCCCGAACCACCCCGGAAAGGGCCAAGGCGTCGCAATCACAGGGCTACACAGTCGCCCGGCCTGGTCAGTCTATCAATTCAACGCGGCGGCCGCACACCCCGACCAGCTTAAAAACATCGTGCAGCAGGTTCCCGGCAACGAGACAGAAAAAGCCGGCTTTGTTACAATCCCGGCAAAGCGCTTGCTTCGCTGGACATACGAACCCGAATGCGAGGGCGCTTTCTGGGGATCATCAATCCTTAGACCGATTTACGGAATCTACAAAGTAAAACGCTCTTTGCAGGTTTTACAGATGATTAAATCCGAGCGCATGGCGATCCCTACTCCAATGCTCGGCCTACCAGAGGAAGCAACCGCCGAAGACATCGAAGTTGCCGAAGCCATTTTGCGCGATATGCGTTCAAACGAAAAAGGCTATATCATCACGCCGCACGGCTACAATTTTAGTTTTGAAGGCGTTGACCGCAACAGCGGCACACCGATCCAAGAAGCGATCGAGGCTTGCAATAGAGATATTGCAATCAACGTGATGGCCGGATTCACTCTTTTAGGGCTTCAAACCCAAAGCGGATCATTCGCACTTGCACAAACGCAAGAAGGCCAGTTTCAGATCGCAGTGGAAACGCTTAGCCGCTTTGTCGCTTCGACATTTAACGCACGGCAAGACGGCTGGAACGTCGTAGAACGACTTGTTCAAATGAATTATGGCGACCGACCAGCGCCTAAACTTGCCTTTAGAAACCTGCCCACCAAAGATTGGTCAAGCGTTTTGCCGGTGATCAACAATCTCGCAAGTCAAAGCAACATCATCACACCCGATAACGAACTGGAAAAGTTCGTGCGCGATGTCCTGTCACTTCCAAAAATGGACGAAGCCACGGCCAGAACCCCCGCACCAATCGAAGGAGCCGCAATAGATGAAGAAGAACAGTAATAAACTAGGCACCGAAACCGGCGTTTTTAGCTTCGTTGATAATATTAAATTTGAAGAACTGAACGACGGCGCCGGCGCAATGAGCGAGATTCAGGTTTTCCCCGACGCGGTGATGTATCACCCGAGCGAGCCAGAGGAACCTATGGTATTTGATCACAAGTTCCGCGAAGGTATGATCAAGAGTTTCGAGGAATCAGGCATCCACCCGCCGATCGATTTTAACCACGGCTCAAGCCTAGCGATCACGAAGGAGGCCGGGGAGAGCGCCGGATGGATCATCGAGATGGAAAACCGAGAGGAAGGGCTATTCGCGCTTGTAGAGTGGACAGATAAAGGCCTAGACGCCATCAAAGGCAAGCCGCCGAAATATAAATATCTATCGCCTGAATGGTCTACGCACCAGTGGAACAAAAAAAACGGCGAAGTTATCGCACAGCCGAAGCTTTACGCGGCGGCCCTATGTTCAAGGCCATTTTTAGAGGGCACGATTGCGCCAGTGGCGGCCACAGAGCCACAACCAAACCAACAAATTGAAGAGGTTAATTCAATGGACAATGAAAATCAGGTTTTGGCCGAGGAGAACACCACGGCCGAAATAAACGAAGAAAACACAGAGATCGAAACTGAAAACGTTACGGACGAAAACACCGAAACAGAAACAGCAACGATCGAAGAAACCGCAGAGCTTGCACAGGATCAAGAGATCACTAATCAGCTTGCAAGCGAAACAGCCCGAGCCGATGCGCTTCAAGCTGCGCTTAATGCAACTCAGGAGCGAGAGCGTAACGATGTTGTCGAAAACGCTATGCAAGAGGGCCGCGTTGTTCCTTCGATGCTCGAGGCTGTGCAGAAGTATGCCGACACGCTAGGCCAAGCCGGCTTGATTGACGGTGGAGTGACAGAGCTTAGAACTTTTATCGAGGCTTTGCCACGGCAGACCCGACCAGAAGTTGACGGCGGTAACGTTGCCGGCGACATCGACACGAAAGAGTTGAGCGATACAGATCGAGAAGTATGTAGAATGCTAGGGATCCCGACTGATCTTGTAAATAAGTACAAGGACGTCGAGGCCCTTACACATGACAACCTAGCCGTAACGACTAACGGCGAATTGAAAAAACTTTAAAGGAGTTTGAAAAATGGCAACATCTTTAGCCGTTAGTTTAGAGAAGGGTTTAAAAGCAACCTTTATCGAACAGATGAAAAATGAGACAAGCTTGGTCGATTCACTTTGCACAGTGGTTCCAAGCTCTAGCCGCAGCGAAAAATACGCATGGTTAGGCGAATCACCAAGCCCGAAGGTTTGGCCAGCAGGGCAAGCCAGATCCGCACAGGATCTAGCGGAAGCAAGCTACACGCTTGAAAACCAGCGCTTTGAGGCTACTATTGACGTTAGTCGGTTAGACATCGACGATGATCAATTAGGCGCTCTTCCTATGCGTATTAAGCAGATGGCTCAGCGTGCAGCACAGCACAAGTCTAAGCTTGTTATGGATGCGATCAACGCTGGCGAAGCCGCAGCTTGTTACGACGGCGCCGCATTCTTTTCTGATGCTCACCCCGACCGAGGGGGCGGCGTTCAGTCTAACCTTTTGGCCGGTAGCGGTACAACTTCAAGCGCAATCTCTAGCGACTTATCCGCAGCAATCGCAGCAATGAAGAAGCTCAAGGACGAGCAAGGCGAGCCTTTGCACGGCGACGGCCCCGGCGGGCTGACCGTTATTTGTTCGCCAGATCTAGAGCGAGCTTTCACCGAAGTTCTTGAGGCTACTATCCTTTCAAGCTCAGGAAACGTAATGGTAAACAAAGCCGCTTTGATTGCTTCGCCACGAATGGCCGGCAATGATTGGGTTTTGGCTAAAACCGGCGGCATCGTTCGCGGGATGATTTTTCAAGATAGAGATCCTATTACTTTCTCCGCTCTTGAAAGCTCAAGCGAGCAGGGCTTTAAAACCGAATCATATTCTTATGGCGTACGATATCGCGCAGCCGTTGGCTATGCTCATTTCGGCAATATGCTGAAGGTAAAGCAATAAAATAATGGCGTGGCTTGTAAAACTGACCGCGCCAATTTATCCGGCGCCGGTGCTTCGTGATGGGAAAGTTTACAAAGAGCTTTCCGCTACTGAAGAGATTGTTTTTGACGATCTGCCTCAGTGGGCACACGAGGATCCGGCGCTGACAATCAAGACGATGATCGAGCAACCGCTTGAAAGGCAGACGGCGCTAGAGGCATCAGCCGCGCCCCGCAGAAATAAAAAAAAGAAAAAGGCTAAGAGCTAATGGGCACATACGCAAAAGTTACTGACGTTCAAAGCCGTTTGCCGTATCGCACAATAGATCAAGAATCCGCGCCAAGTTTGGCCGACGTTCAAAATTGGATCGACGAAGCAGAGCAGCAACTAAACGCAATCATGACCGCCGCAGGGCTTCCAGCACCTTACACGACCGACCCCGCCAAGACCATCTTAAAAGCGTGGGTTGCGGACTATTGCGAAGCTAGGCTAAAGAGCGCATGGGCGGCCAGTGGCGGCGAAGAATCCGACAGCGGCGAAGCTCTGCTTGAAAAATTCAATAATCGCCTTGAAGACATCGCAAACAGATCGCCAAAATATGCGGCGCTATTTGGCGTGCCTGAAAACGCAGCCACAACCGTTAAGCTTAGATCAAACATCACCGACACCAGCGGAGAGGTAACAAACCGCGATCCAATCTTCACGATGGGCGATGATCTATAATGTCTAAAACTTCTTGGCAAAGCAACGGCGTTCATACAAATTATTTTGATGCCAAGGGCTTGCGGGGATGGAATAAATCTCTAAGCAAGCTCGGCGCTGGCTACAGTAACTTCAGCCCGGCATGGCCCAAAGTAGCGCAACTTATGGCCACAAGCGTTAAAAAAGAGTTTGCAAGCGAAGGGCGATATGAGGGCGACGCGTGGAAGAAGCCAACGGCGGAATATCAGGACTATAAACGAAAAGTCGGTATGCACTCAGAGATGGGCAAATTCTACGGCGAAATCTACGATCACTTTACCGATCCGCGCCGCGCATCATTGCGTTCAGGCCCGATGGCCTTTAGCTTTGGCGGCGGTAGCGCTCAAGGCTTAGAACACGCTCGCGCTGTGAACTTCGGCATGAAAGGCGAGGGTTTCCGAGCAAAGAAGCACACGCGCCGCGCCGGAACAGACAAGATCCGATGGGCCGGTCAGGGTAAAAAGAACAAACGCCCACAAAGAAAGATGAAGTTTTTAGGCTGGACAAAGCCGCTTTATTGGGACGTCTATAAGCAAATCGGGATCCAAGCCGGGAAACTTGTTAAGCAAGCCGGACTAAAAACAAGCCTAAAAGGTAAGCGTGGCCTTAAATGAAATACGCCGAGAGAGCAGTCAACGCCACCGCCGATTATTTAAAGGCAAACCTTCCGGCGCATCTGCGAAGCACTGAGGCCGCTCAGGGCTTAAAGGCTTACTCTATCCCTGATCCCGTTCAGGTTTTAAAAACGAATGCACCTTGGGACACCCGAAGCCCATTGCTAGAAGTGTTTTGCGATAACTTCGCAATCGAGGAGCAGCGAAGCCAATACACGGCTTGCGATCTAACGATTGTTTTATCGTTGGTGGGCGACGCTGATCTGGAAAAAACAGATGCACAGCTTTACCGCTATTCTACGGCGATCACGCAAGCGGTGATCGAGGATCCAAGCCTTGGCGATACAGTCGAAAGCGCCCTTGTTCATAACGCAAGCTTTACGCAGTTTAGAGGCCCGCAAAACATCACCCGCAAGATTGCCGTCATTTCGGCAGAGGTAAAGGTTAAGGAAAGATGAAGTTAAAATCAACGCGACGATGCCGAGTTAACGGCAAACTGTACGAGCCGGGCGACCTTATCGACGAGAAAGAGCTAGGCTCTTTCACCGTCGAGGACATGAAAGCCGCTTATTTTGAGCTTGTCGAAAACGCGAAACCCGCACGAAAAAAGAAAAAGCAACCAGAACTAGAAACCACCCCGGCACCCGAGTTGGCGCCAGTAGAAATAAACGAAGAGGTTTAAGACATGAAAGTTTTACAGGGCTACAGCCAGAAATTCTTTATCAAAGAAGAGGCGTCCTTCGGCGCAGGGGCCGACGTCGCCAGCAATGACGCCGCAGCATTAACCGAGCTAAAGATCGAACCATCACCAGCTTTTAATAAGATCACGGAACACACTGGATCGGCATCACCACGCGGCGAAGTTAAAGGCGCCTTTAGCGGTAGCTGGAGCGCCAGCGCTTACTTGTCACCTAACGCAGCAGGGCAAGAGCCAAACGCGGCCGCACTGTTTAAGGCTGCTTTCGGCACAGAGAACCCGACCGAATCAGGCACAAGCGCAGTTTTTCAAAGCACAGACGCAGCACCTAAAAGCCTTTGTCTCGTAATTCACGCCGGAGATAATTATTACATTAAAGCAAGCGGCGCAGTGGTTGAGAGCGTTGAATTTTCTTTAGATTCAGGATCAGAACCGAAAGTTGACTTTAGCGGCTCTTATGCTTCGCACTCTTTTTGCTACGGCGACAAGGTTGTCGGCGCAGGATCAACAGTAAACAGCATTGATCTTGCGGGCGGCGGTAAAATTGCAAAAGGCGCAGTGGTTAGCGTCGGCGATGAAAACAACGGCGGCGCAGGTTACGAAGTCACCGGCGTTAGCGGTAACAGCATCTCGATCTCGCCAGACCTACCGGCGCCACCTTCGGCAGATGACGCGGTTAAGCCCCACACGCCAGATCCAATAACGTCGGGCACAATCCTTGACGGCGTAAGTTCAGCTTTAAGCATCGACGGCGCAAGTATGGGCTTTGTATCTGCTAAGGTTAGCGTTAGCACCGGCATTCATCTTTTAAGCGACGCCACAAGCGCAAACCCCGTCGGCGCAGCCCGTTCAATCCGTGAACTGTCTACAGACTTAAGCGCATATTTTCAGGACGAAAACGCCGCCTTGGCTGGAGCTAAATCGCTCGAGGGCGATAGCGTATCCATCGAGCTACGGATCGGCCCCGATTCAGCGGGTAAGCGCTGTAAGCTTTCCTTGCCAGCGGTTCGCGTATCTTCGGCGGTGGAAATTCCCGAAGCTGAAGAGTCAATGTTAAATCTTAGCGGATCACCTTCAGCAGGCGCCGCAGGATCAGAGTTAACCGTTACGTTTGACTAGCACCAAAAAAATCCAAAGGGGGATCGAATGGCTAGATCTGTAAGTGGATATAAGGCGGGGACAACCCGAGTTTTTATTCCCAAATCTTTTGACAATCATTTAGACAGCGAGCCGGTTAAAATCACCATAACCGCGCCGACTCTTCGGGAGCAAAGGGCGTTGTACAACCACGCCTTAAACGCGCAAAATGTCACAGATGAAGGCGTAAACGTTTCCTTTGAAAAGTCTTTGCAGATGTACGAAGCTGCGATCAAGTCGCACGTTGTGCAGATCTCTAATTATGCGCAGTCAGATGGAACACCTATCGCCACAGGATCAGATCTTGCGGAGCATGGCGAACTGGATTTTATCGTCGAAGTTGCAAGCGAAATTTTGGAGGGCGGTAAAGACTCCGAAAAAAAGTTAGAAGAGCCGCAAAACTTATC